AGGTATGGGCAACTCAAGAGGTATTACAGGTATGAAATTAAACCACGCAGGTATACCTTACAAGCCGTTAAATGCAGTTCTTTGCGCTCAGGGTAAAGAAGATTAAATATATTAGTTATGGCAGTAAACGAACAAGGACATTACGGGAAATATAGTGGTAACGCAAGATGTTGCGTGGGTCACCCATACACTAGAGTTGATAGGTATAACTACAAGGCAACAGAAAAAGATGATGCTGCTCATATTGATTATCTAAAAAGAGATGTATTGTATGATGATCATCATGGTCACGATGATGAAAAAATGGTGGCAGATGAAAAGCACATATCTAAACTAGCTGGTGATATGAAGTATGATAAAGAACATCATGGACCTGCTAAAGACTTAGTTGGAAATCAACACAGACTACCAGATCATTTAAAACAAAAAATTTTAGATGCACCAGGAAAGATGATGGAAGGACCAGCTAAACATTGCTTTGGACCAGCTAAATATGCTTACGATAGTCCCAGCAAAAGATATTGCATAAAATGAAACCAAAAGGATTTGGAGACACTATTGCTGGCTTTACTAAAAAGACTGGTATTAAACATGTAGTTGATATAGTGTCTGAAGGTCTAAACATAAACTGCGGCTGTAATAACCGCCAAGAGTGGTTTAATAAAAAATTTCCATATAAATGATTGAAATAAAACCTGGTTACCAGACTTCAGTTACACCTGTGTACGAAAGAGATATGAAAAATGATCCAGCTATAGGTAGAACTCTGATTAACGGGGTTATAATTATGGATAAAGATTTATCGCCAGCACAACGAGTAGAAACATCTTCGCATGAAGGTGTGCATGCTGAAGAAATTGGAAATGGTGATTTTCATTGGGACGACGAAAAAATTTATTACAAGGGTAAACATTACCCAAAACATTTATTTGCTCATGGTAAGGGACCATGGGAAGATAGAGCTTATCGCGAGGAAATAAAAACAACATAAAATTAAAATCATGCCAAAAAAGAAAATGAAAACTAACCAAGATGGTGGTAGCTATACAGCTAAAAAGCCTGCAGCTGCTGCTGAAGAGTTAAAGAAAAACGAAGACGGTGCTGCTAAAATGGGGTATCAGCAAAAATTTGGAGCAGCTAGAATGTCGCCAAGCAAAATGGGTGATATGAAAGCAAGTGAGTTAATGCATGGTGCTGCTAGATATTATGATGGCGCTGGTCAGTATATGAACGGCGCGCCTAAATACGAAGGCGCTGGAAAATACGAAGGACCTATGGATAATCACCCTGGTGATGATAATGACTCTATGTTTAAAGGTTCTTCAATAACTGTAGGTAAAAAAGTGTTACGTCCAGAAGATTTTCACGATAAACCAGCCGCTGATAGAGTTAGAAGTACTTTAGCAGCTGAATCAACAGATCCTATTACTGACGCTCCATCACCTATTCCAATAGACGAATATGGGTATTCTACACATCCTGATGAAGGAAAAAGATCAGCCCAAAACCTCAGCTTGGGACTAAGAGAGCGACAAAGAAGACCTATAACAGAACAAGAAACAGAATTTGAAAAACAGTTTGGTTTACGTAAGTTTGAAGGCTTAAAACCATTCCTTGATGATACACCAACTATTGATTTTGCTAAATCAAGAAGAAGAAGTGAAAAACCAGCTCAGACATATAAGGCTTATAAAGAAGGTCCAGTAGCTCAAAGGTATCAAGAAAATGTAAATATAGCTAAACAGCAACTTGAAAAAGAAAAAGGTTTCCAAATTGGAGGTAAAGGCACTACAGTTAAATCCGTTTCAGGCCAACTACAAAGTTCAGCTAACAACGCAATGTCTGAACTTCAAAAGAAAGCCGCTGGCTTAACCGCAGCTCAAAATATTAACCAACCAAAGCCTAAAAAGAAAAAAGCAAGTTATCAGCAAAGATACGGAACAACAAGAACAGGTGATGCTTTAAGAGGTGTTGGCGGGGCAGTTCAAGATGTAGGTCAAGGTGTTGGCAATGTTGTTGAAAACATTGGAGATGCATTTAAAAGTATACTTCCTGTTAGAAGAGGTAAAAAAGTAAAATCAAGAGGTATTTTATAATTGTAATTTAAGTGAAATTTATGTGATATTTATATTAAATAAATAACTTAAATTAAATAAAATGAAATACTTAAATATACTTTTTTTACTAATATCTTTTTTATCTTTTTCGCAAGATAAAATTAATATTAAAAAACAATTACCTTTAGTAGTAAAGCATAAAGTAAATTATACTGATTATTTTTTAAGAGACATACAGTTCAAACAGTTTGCTTCAAAAAAAGATAAACGAACGTGGGCTAAAAATTCTAAAAAAGATCCAGTTCAGTTTGTTACTCTAACTGAATATCCTAAAAATATATTTCTAATGGCTATTTGGAGAAAACAAAGTATAGATTCTGTATTGGTAGGAGATGATTTATATGTTTATAAAACTACTAAAATAAAAAGAAAATTTTAAATGAAAAAACTTTTAAGTCTTTTAACAGGCGGTTTAATAAAAGACGTAGGTAATGTAATAGATAAACTTACAACTACAGACGAAGAAAGATTAGCTGCTAAACAAAAGATTCAAGAGTTGTTAGAAAAAGCAGATCAAGATGCGCAGACTCAAATTACTGAGCGCTGGAAACTTGACATGCAATCAGATTCATTTTTATCAAAGAATATTCGTCCTCTAGTATTAATATATTTAACTGTTATATTTACTGCGCTAGCATTTTTTGATGGTAACGTGGGTGGCTTTCAAGTAGATGAAGATTACATACCTATATTCCAGTCGCTACTCATTACCGTGTATGGTGCTTATTTTGTGGGTCGTACGTGGGAAAAGGCGAAGAAGTCAAGTAATAATAAATAATTAAATAACTTAAATTAAATTAAATGTCAAAATCAATTACAGCTGAAGAGCTTAAACAAATTAAAGATCAACAAACAGAGTTAAGTCAAATAGTAAATCAAATAGGTCAATTAGAAGCAAACAAACACTCTTTGCTTCATAAGATTGCTGGTGTTAATGAAAGTATTGAGGAAACTAAAAAGAAGTTAGAAGGGAAATACGGATCTATTAACATTGATTTAGAAACTGGCACTTACACTGAAATCAAAAAAGAAGATGATGGTGATTTGAGTGTTGTTAAATCAGAAGACTAATGAGTACTGTTATAAGAAAAATCAGTATTGGTTCTGATTATAAGAACGATGCTATGCACTACGCGATAGGCCAACAGGTCTATGGTGGTCATGAAATATCACACATTCTGTTTGAAGACCAAGACGCTTCTTATAACATATTCATAAAGAAAAACAATGAGGTATTGCCATGGAAGAAATTTAATTCTAACATGGCAATATCCGTTGAATATGATTTAGAATATTAATGAAAAGCGTTTTTGACTTTATAGTAAAACCGCTCGGCGAAAAATATAACAATAAAATAAAAATAGGTGATATTGAGTTAGTGTTAAACACTAAAGTAGAAAACCATAAATTTGTAAATAATTTTGCCGAAGTAATTGCTACACCTATAGCTTACAAAACACCAGTTAAAAAAGGTGATATTATAGTTATACACCATAATGTTTTTAGAAGATGGTATAATATGCGTGGTGAACAAAAAGATAGTAGATCTTTTTTTAAAGATGATTTGTATTTTGTTTCTCAAGATCAAGTGTATCTATACAGCAGTGGTAATACTTTCAAGTCTTTTGGTGATAGATGTTTTGTTTCACCAACCAAAAATAAAAACGTTTTAGATAACAAAAAAGAACAAAGCCTTGTAGGTATACTAAAAATAGGTAATAGTTCACTAGAAGCGCTAGAAATAAACCCTGGCGACGTTGTAGGCTACAAACCATTTAGCGAGTATGACTTTGTTATCAATAATGAGCGATTGTATTGTATGAAATCAAATGATATTGTAGTTAAGTATGGACACAAAGAAAACCAAACTGAGTATAATCCAAGCTGGGCAAAGAGCAGTTGAAGAATTAATTAAAGTTGCTAAAGAACCTATTGTAGACTCAGGTGATGACATAACTGCTGATAGATTGAAAAATGCAGCAGCAACAAAAAAATTAGCAGTGTTCGATGCTTTTGAAATATTACATAGAATACAAGAAGAAGAAAACATATTAAACGAAAAACCACAAGAAGTAAAAGAACAAAAAACTTTTAAAGGTTTTGCTGAAGGAAGATCTAAATAATGTACGATCAAAGTTTGTTTAAAGTATTAGATGATCATATAAAACCTAATATAATTAAGAAAAATAATAGGTATAAAAAGTGGGAGTACGGATACAATAAGGAACATGACGTTGTTATTATAAGCAAAACAGGTAAAATTGGTGAAGTATACGAAATACAAAATTTAAAAATAGCCTTGCCATTAGAAGAAAATGTTTTTAGTTTTGATGACAATAGATGGTCAAGAAAAGATCTACCTAAGCAATTAAGTAAAATAAAAACAATATTTGACTGGGAACAATATCCGGTAGATTTTAAAGAAGAGTGGTATGACTATATTGACGAAGAGTTTGAAAGAAGGGAAAAAGGCTTTTGGTTTTATAACAAGGGCAACCCTACTTATCTTACTGGTTCTCATTACATGTACTTGCAGTGGAGTAAAATTGATGTTGGAAAACCCGATTTTAGAGAGTCAAATAGGCTTTTCTATATCTTCTGGGAAGCTTGTAAAGCCGATAATCGTTGCTTCGGAATGTGTTACCTTAAAAACCGACGCTCTGGATTTTCATTCATGGCATCGGGAGAAGTGGTTAATCTTGCAACAATATCCTCTGATTCACGATATGGCTTGTTATCAAAATCAGGGCCTGATGCAAAATCTATGTTTACGGACAAGGTGGTGCCCATCTCCGTTAACTACCCATTCTTTTTCAAACCCATACAAGATGGTATGGACAGACCAAAGACGGAGCTCGCCTATAGAGTACCAGCCAGTAAATTTACGAGGCGTAAGATACTCGCAAACGAACCGCAAGAAGATTTACAAGGGCTTGATACGACAATCGACTGGAAGAACACAGGTGACAACTCCTATGATGGTGAGAAACTCAAGCTCCTCGTACACGACGAATCGGGTAAATGGGAACGGCCAAACAATATCCTTAACAACTGGAGGGTCACAAAGACGACGTTAAGATTAGGTAGTAGAGTTGTTGGTAAGTGCATGATGGGATCAACGTGTAACGCGTTAGACAAAGGTGGTGATAACTTTAAAAAACTATACTATGACTCAGACGTTACAAAAAGAAACGCCAATGGACAGACTCGCTCAGGATTATATAGTTTGTTCATACCTATGGAATGGAACTACGAAGGATACATTGATTCTTATGGATTACCTGTATTCGAAACGCCGGCAGAAGAGACTAAAGGACCACATGGTGAGATTATTGAAATAGGCGTAATTGATTATTGGCAAAATGAAGTTGATGGTTTAAAAGACGATCAAGACGGATTAAACGAATTTTATAGACAATTTCCAAGGACGGAAGAACATGCGTTTAGAGATGAAGCAAAAGAGTCTTTGTTTAATTTAACTAAAATCTACGAACAAATAGATTTTAATGGAGATTTAAAGCATAGTTCTCTTATTACTCAAGGTAACTTTCAGTGGCTTGACGGTGTTAAAGATACAAAGGTAGTTTTTATGCCTAACAAAAATGGTAGGTTTTTTATAACATGGATACCACCTGAAAACTTACAAAATCGTGTAATATTAAAAAATGGAATTAAATATCCTGGTAATGAAGATCTTGGGGCTTTTGGTTGTGACCCTTATGATATATCAGGCACAGTTGATAAAAGAGGTTCTAATGGATCTTTGCATGGGTTAACAACTTTTAGTATGCTAGACATACCGCCAAATCATTTCTTTTTAGAATATATAGCTAGACCTCAAACGGCTGAAATATTTTTTGAAGACGTATTGATGGCTTGTGTTTTTTATGGTATGCCGCTGCTTGCTGAAAACAACAAACCAAGATTGTTATACCATTTTAAAAGAAGAGGTTATAGAGGATATTCTATGAATAGACCGGATAAAGTTTACAATAAACTATCAGTGTCTGAAAGGGAAATAGGTGGAATACCTAATTCAAGTGAAGATATTAAGCAGGCTCATGCTGCTGCTATAGAAACTTATATAGAAAACTTTGTTGGATACAACAACGATAAATACGGTGACGTTTATTTTCAACGCACCTTAAACGATTGGGCTAAATTTAATATAAATAATAGAACAAAGCATGATGCTTCTATTAGTTCTGGTTTAGCTTTAATGGCTTGCAACAAACACAGATATAAACCAGTACCTAAATTAATTGTTAAAAATTACGATTTAGGTATAAAGCGGTATGATAACACGGGAGTTGTTTCAAAAATTATAAAATAAATGGAAATAAACTACAACGCTAATAGCGCCTTTCCAAATCAGGTAGTACCTTTGGAGGAAAAGATGAGTTTAAAATACGGTAAACAAGTTGCCGATGCTATACAGTCTGAGTGGTTTGCTCAAGGTAGAACTAATGGTAATAGATATTTAACTACATTTAATAATTATCATACCCGTAGATTATATGCTAGAGGTGAGCAACCTGTTCAAAAATATAAAGATGAATTGTCTATTAACGGTGATTTGTCTTATCTTAATTTAGACTGGAAACCAGTACCTATACTATCTAAATTTGTAAATATATTAGTTAATGGTATATCAAACAAAGATTATGATATAAAAGCTTATGCTCAAGATCCAGAAAGTTTAAAGAAAAGAACTAATTATGCTAAAGCTTTAGCTAAGGATATATTTGCTCAAGATATTATAGAGCAATTAAAAGCAACAACTGGCCAAGATATATCTAAGACAAGCGTATCAAAAGAAAATCTACCTAAGACCATAGAGGAAATGGAGTTGCATTTGCAGCTTAGTTATAAACAATCTATAGAAATAGCTGAAGAAGAAGCAATAACTCAAGTTTTAGCCACAAATAAATATGAGTTGCTAAAGCGAAGATTAAATGAAGATCTTGTTGTTTTAGGTATAGCAGCAGCTAAAACTAATTTTAACCCAAGCAATGGTATAACTTTAGATTACGTTGATCCTTCTTATATGGTTTATTCTTATACAGAGGATCCAAATTTTGAAGATCTATATTACGTTGGAGAAGTTAAAGCTTTGACTGTTGCTGAAATTAAAAAACAATTTCCGCATATATCTGATGATGAATTAGAAAAAATACAAAAATCATATAGCAACAATAATTATATTTATGGTTGGGGAGCATATGATGAAAATACTGTTCAGGTTTTATATTTCGAATATAAAACATACATGGATCAAGTATTTAAACTAAAAGAAACCGATCAGGGTTTAGAAAAAATACTAGAAAAACCAGATACTTTTGATCCTCCAGAAAATGATAACTTCACTAGAGTTTCTAGAAGTGTTGAGGTTTTATTTGAAGGCGTAAAAGTTTTAGGTACAGACATGATGCTTAAATGGGAAATGTCTGAAAATATGACGAGACCTTTAGCTGATACCACTAAAGTTGAAATGAATTATGCTATATGCGCTCCGCGTATGTATAAAGGTAGAATTGAATCACTTATTACTAAGACCATGGGGTTTGCTGATATGGTTCAATTAACACATTTAAAGTTACAACAAGTAATATCACGCATGGTGCCTGATGGTGTGTTTTTAGACATGGACGGACTTGCAGAAGTTGATCTTGGTAATGGCACAAACTATAATCCAGCTGAAGCATTAAACATGTATTTTCAAACCGGTTCAGTTGTTGGTAGATCTTTAACACAAGACGGTGCGATGAATGCTGGTAAAGTTCCTGTTCAAGAGTTATCAACATCTGCTGGTCAAGCTAAAATTGGAGCGCTTGTAAATACGTACAATTATTACATACAAATGATACGTGACGTGACGGGTCTTAATGAGGCTAGAGACGGAACGTTGCCAGATAAAGATACATTGGTAGGTTTACAAAAAATAGCAGCTCAACAATCAAACATAGCTACAAAACATATAAACAACGCTAGTCTTTATTTAACTCTTAGGCTTTGTGAAAATATATCTAAAAAAATATCAGATGTATTAAATTACCCTTTGACTGCTAAAGCTTTAAAAGAAAGTATATCTACTTATAATGTTGAAACTTTAAAAGAGGTTTCACATTTAAACCTTCATGATTTTGGTATATTCTTAGACTTAGAACCAGATGAAGAAGCTAAAGCTCAGTTAGAGCAAAATATACAAGTTGCGCTACAATCTGGCGGTATTGATTTAGAAGATGCTATTGATCTTAGGCAAATACGTAATTTAAAATTAGCAAATCAAATGCTAAAACAAAAACGTAGATTAAAAGCTGAAAGAGATCAGCAAGCACAACAAGCGAATATACAAGCCCAAGCTCAAGCTAACGCTCAACTTGCGGAACAAACTGCGCTAGCAGAAACACAAAAGCAAGAAGTGATAAACGAACAAAAAATAGCTTTAGAGCAAGCTAAATCTCAGTTTGAAATACAAAGAATGCAAACTGAATCTCAAATAAAGCAAACTTTAATGGCTGAAGAGTTTAGTTACAATATGCAGTTAGCTAAAGCAAGAGCTCAAGTAGAGAAAGAAAAAGAAAAAGAAATAGAAGATCGTAAAGACGAGCGTGCTAGAATTATTGGAACACAACAGTCTGAAATGATTTCACAACGTCAAAATGACGAATTACCAAAAAACTTTGAATCAGCTGGTAATGATTCACTAGGAGGTTTTGGATTAGAACAATTTGAGCCTCGTTAATTTTTAATTATTTAATTATATTATATTATGTCAGAAGAAAATGCGGCCGTAGAGGTCAAACAAGAAGGCGATTTTAAGATAAAATCAAAGCCTAAAAAGTTTACAGAACAAAAAAACGAACCTGTAAAAGTAGATCTTACAAAAGATCCTAACACAAAAACAGAAGAACCTATTAAGGTTGAAATAAAAGAAGAAGATGCCGTTCAAGCACAGAAGACAGATGATAGCGATGTTGCTATCGAAGAGCCCAAAAACAGTAGCGACAGCCAAGAAGTGGTTGAAGAAGTACGGAGCTCCGAAGAAAAATTAGAAAGTCCTATACAAGAAATTACTGAAGAAGAGCTTGATGAAAAAACAATGGAGCTCTACGAAGAAGCTGAAGAGGCTGTAAAAGAAACGGTTAAACAAGGTAAACCTTTACCTGAAAACATACAAGCACTTGTTGATTTTATGAATGAAACAGGTGGTACGATGGAAGATTATGTAAGACTAAATCATGATTATTCTAAAATAGATGATCAAGCTTTAGTTACAGAATTTTACAAAGCGTCTAAACCTCATCTTAACTTAGAAGAAATTAATTTTCTAATGGAAGATAAGTTTAAGTACGATGAAGAAATTGATGAGCCAAGAGATATAAAAAAGAAACAATTGGCTTTTAAAGAAGAAGTTGCAAAAGCCCGCAAAGAGCTTGATGCTATGAAAGATAAATATTACCAGGAAATCAAGTTGAGACCTGGTGTTACTCAAGATCAGCAAAAAGCTTTGGACTTTTACAATCGATATAATGAGCAGCAAGGAGTAGCTGAAAAACAAGCTCAGGATTTTAAATCTCAAACTGAACAATTATTTACTGATGATTTCAAAGGTTTTGATTTTAGTTTAGGTGAAAAAAAGTTTAGATATAAAGTTCAAAATCCAAAGCAAGTTGGACAATCACAAGTTGATATAAATAATTTTATCAGCAATTACATAGATGAAGAAGGTAAAGTTATTGATCCAAGTGGTTATCATAAAGCGCTTTATGCTGCAATGAATGCGGATAAAATCGCTAATCATTTTTACGAACAAGGGAAAGCCGATGGCATTAAAGGCGTTATCGACTCTTCTAAAAACCTAAGTAGTGACAAGCCACGGCAAGTTGCCGACGGAAACGTCTTTATAAATGGTTTAAAAGTAAGATCAATTAGTGGTGTAGATTCGTCTAGACTAAAAGTAAAAACTAAAAAATTTAACTAATTAAAACTTTTAAATTATGGGAACATTAACCCCTACGTTTGGTACTATAGTACCCTCGCAACTGCAACAAACACTAGCGAGTAACTATTTATCATTCGACGGCGCTGCTGGAGGAAACTTTGCGCAGCAATATTTGCCTGAGCTATACGAAGCTGAAGTAGAGCGTTACGGAAATCGTACGCTTTCTGGATTCTTACGTATGGTTGGTGCTGAACTACCAATGACATCTGATCAAGTAATTTGGTCTGAGCAAAATCGTTTGCATATTGCTTATGATGGTTGTACTAACGGTGGAGCAGCTAACACTATTACTATTCCAATCGCTATCGGTGCTAATCCAGTAGAAAATGTTATTTCGCCACAACAAACTATCGTTGTGTTGGATAGCAATGGTGCTGAATCAAAATGTTTGGTTGTTACTTCTGACACTACAACTGGTGTGCTAGAGGTACTTCCTTACGGTTCTGCTGACCTAGTTACTGAAGGACTTGTTGGTGATTTGAAGATCTTTGTATACGGTTCTGAATATCCAAAAGGAACTAACACTACTATCGCTGGAACTGGAACTTTGCAAAAAAGTGGTAACGACTACCCAATTATGTCAGTTACTCCTGCTTTCAAGCAATTTTCTAACAAACCAGTTATCATTCGTAACGCATATTCAATCAATGGTTCTGACACAGCTCAGATCGGTTGGGTAGAAGTTGCTACTGAAGATGGTACTTCTGGATATCTATGGTATCTAAAAGCTGAGTCTGAAACAAGACTACGTTTTGAAGATTACCTAGAAATGGCTGTTGTTGAAGGTGAGCAAGTAGGTGCTACATCTACTATTACTGGCGTAAGTGGTACTGAAGGTTTGTTTGCTGCGATCGAAGGTCGTGGAAATAAAATGGTAGGCTTTACAGCTGGTACTGGCATCGGTGACTTCGATGATATTCTACGTAACCTAGATACTCAAGGAGCTATTGAAGAAAACATGCTTTTCTTGAATCGCAACACTAATTTAGAATTTGACGATATGCTTGCTGGCTTATCTTCAGGTGCTGATGGTGGTACTGCTTATGGACTATTTGAAAACTCAGCTGAAATGGCATTGAACCTTGGGTTCACTGGCTTCCGCAGAGGTTCTTATGACTTCTATAAGACTGATTGGAAATACTTGAACGATGCTTCAACTCGTGGCGCTCAAACTGGGCCAGCTTCAGTAGAAGGAGTTCTTGTACCAGCTGGTACTTCAACAGTGTATGATCAAATCCTAGGAACAAACATTCGTCGTCCATTCCTCCACGTACGTTATCGCGCTTCACAAGCTGATGACAGACGTATGAAGTCTTGGCTGACTGGTTCTGTTGGTGGAGCTTTCACTAGTGATTTAGATGCTATGACAGTAAACTTCTTGTCAGAAAGATGTTTAGTTGTACAAGCTGCTAATAACTTTGTGATCTTCAAAGGAGCATAATCATTTTAAGGTTAAAGGGCGCTTCGGCGCCCTATAGCCTTTTTAATTATTTAATTTTATTATATCATGGCAAAAAAAGAAACCAAAGAGGTAGAAGTGCACGAACCAGAAGTAGTAGTAGCGCCACCTAAACAAATTAAAAAAGAAGTTAAAAAAGTAGATTCTTGGGAAATAAAACCAAGAACATATTTAGTTAAAGGTTCAAAGCAACCATTAACACTTACAATACCGAGCAGACACAGTAGGAAATTTCCATTACTATGGTTTGATCCTGTTAACAAAGAACAAAGAGAACTTAGATATGCAACTAATCAAAATTCTCCATTTGTGTCAGAGCAAAAAGGAGAAGTTACATTAGGACATATTACTTTTAGAGATGGTGTGCTTTCTGTTCCTGCTGAAAACCAAATACTTCAAAAACTATTATCTTTATACCACCCTTTGAGAGGAAAAGCTTATTACGAGTTTGATTCTCAAGTTGTGGCTGAAGATGAATTAGATGAAATAGAACTACAGCTACAAGCACTAAACGCTGCAAAAGATATGGATATTGATCAAGCTGAAGCAGTATTAAGAGTAGAAAAAGGTAGTGCTGTATCAAGTATGTCTTCTAAAGAAATACGTAGAGATTTAATGTTATTTGCTAGAAAAAAATCAGGTTTATTTTTAAACTTAGCTAGCGATGAAAATGTTGAGCTTAGAAACTTCGGTATCAAAGCAACAGAAGCCAACATCATTAAGCTTTCACCAGATCAAAGAACTTTCCATTGGGGCTCTAATGATCGTAAATTAATGACAGTACCTTTTGATGAAAATCCATATTCTGCATTAGCAGCATGGTTTAAAACTGACGAAGGTGTAGAAGTTTACAAATCTATAGAAAAAAGATTATAAACAAGTGATACTAGTATAAGGGCTCGCTTGTTCGGGCCCTAATACTTAAAAAAATATAAATGGCAATAAACGTAAATACTGTATATCAAACAGTCCTGTCTATATTGAATAAAGAACAGAGAGGTTATTTAACTCCTGATGAATTTAACAAGACAGCAACACAGGTTCAACTTGAAATATTTGAAAAATATTTTGAAGATTTAAATCAACAAATACGTGTGCCGCAAACTGATTTAGACTATGCTGATAGATTTTTAAATCTAGATGAAAAGCTTGCTATATTTAAAACCTATGGTGAAGCTACATATAACACTACAGACTATCCGGGCATAAAATACTTTAAACTTCCAACAACAGATGCTTACAATGCGCAAGCAGATGTTCATACTTTAGGTACTGTAACATATACAGATTCTTACGGAAATATAACTGAACTCCAAAGGTTATCAAGAACTGATTTTTATAATATTCAAAAATCACCGCTAACAAAAGCTAACGAATCTTTTCCAACTTATTTATACGAAAGTTTACCAAATCAAAACATAGCTGGTCAATCTTTAATAGAAAACTCACCAAGAGTTTTATATGTAAATCCTTCTACTATAACATCAGGTATAAACGTAGATTACATAAGAAAACCTAGTGATGTTAAATGGGGTTTTTCTATTGCTGCTAGAGGTAATTATATTTTTGATGATAACTTTTATAATCCTGGTTCTGGTCAAGGATCTAAAAACTTTGAGCTACACGAGTCTGAACAAACTAACGTTATACTTAGAATATTAGCTTATGCAGGTATAATTATAGAAGATCCAACTATAGTTCAAATAGCATCTCAGCAAGTTTCAGGTAGAGAAGCAAACAAAAAAAGTTAACGTATGTCATTATTAAAAGAAACAAATCGGCAATATTACGAAGGCGCTCAAGGCTTTAGATTTAATACCTCAGATCAAGATGAATTTCTTACGTCTACACCATGGACTTTAACAACAACGTTTAATACTGATTTAGTTTTTGGTAGTTACGATCCATCACAAGTTAACTACGCTTTAAACAACTTTAAATTATACTCTAGTTTAACAGCGACGCCTGGTAGTTGGACAGAATACACTGATGCGTATACAGTTTCTGGTAACACGATTACACTTGGGCTTGTAACTTCTACTGTTAATTTAAGTCCATCATCACCAAATAATTATATAGATGTTGCAACTGATTCTTTAACCTCTAATGTAGAGATTGGAGCATTATTACTTATGCCAGATGCTACTTGGTCCTCTGGTATGAGTGGTAACAACGGATGGGCGTTTGTTAGCAGTGTAACCGATCAAGGTGGTAATTTAACTAGAATACAATGGAGTGGTCAAGGTTACGGTAATGCTTCATACAACCCAAATACATCAGTTACTATAATTAATTACGTTAAAGAACAATCACGGCCAACAACGTATTTTGTTGTACAACTTAAAAAACTTGATGGTGGTGAATACGCAAGCACCCAACAAGAAAAAGCATACGGAACTACTGTGGAAAAAAATTATGGTAGTTATGCTTATATTAGTTTAGATGAGGTTATAAATAACTTTATAGTTGCTTACGTCGGCCAGGGTAAACTAATACCTAGTGCTAAAAGAACTGATTTAATTTTTCACGCAAAGAGAGGTTTACAAGAGTTTAGTTATGATACGTTAAAAAGCATCAAATCACAAGAGCTAACTATACCTCATAGTTTATCGTTACCGTTGCCACAAGACTACGTTAATTACGTAAGAACTTCTTGGGTAGATGAATTAGGTGTTCAGCATGTTATATATCCATCTAATAACCTTACTGATTCACCTTATGAAATACCTTTGCAAGATGACAAAGGTGTAGCGGTTCAAGACAACTTTGATAAGAATATAGAAGGAACTTCTATAGTAGAAAAAAGATGGAAAACAAATAAAATCGAACAAATAAATCAATTTTACGACCAAGAACAATATAACATGGGTCTTGATTGGTGGGGTTATGATTGGGGTTACGGAGGTAATTTACTTTGGGGTTACGGTCAATTATACGGAAACGATCCAAAGCTTGCGCAATACAATGGTTGGTTTAATTTAAATGAAAGAGAAGGTAAGATATCTTTCTCTAGTAACCTTAGAGATAGGCTAATAGTGTTAGAATACGTCTCAGATGGTCTAGCATATGATGGCGATACTAAAGTTCCTAAAATGGCAGAAGATGCGTTGTATGCTTATATGTCTCATGCTGTGCTAGCAAGCAGAATTAATCAACCAGAATATTTAATACAAAGATTAAAGCGAGAAGCTAGCGCTAAATTAAGAAATACTAAAATAAGATTATCTAATATTAAGTTAGATGAAATAACGCAAGTAATGCGTGGTAAGTCTAAATGGATAAAACACTAGAATTAAATGGCGGAAAGTAAAAACATTTTTATAAAATCCAAAATGAACAAAGATCTTGATGATCGTTTGTTACAACAGGGTGAATATAGAAATGCTGTTAATATACAGGTAAGTAAGTCAGAGTCAGAAGATGTTGGAGCTCTAGAAAATATATTAGGTAATATAAAATCAATTGACACTGGTAGTGGCCATGCTATAGTAGGTTATTTAGTTTCAGAAAAAAATTCTTCTGTTTATCTATTTACAACAAATAATAAAATAGTTGGAAATCCAAACGGAGATTATTCTAAAAATTCAACTTGTCAAATAGTAGAATACATTTGGAATGGCTCTAGCTTTAGCACTACTAATTTATTAGTATCAGGAGCATTTTTAAATTTTTGGGAAGGATCGCCTATTGTGGCAAACTTATTAGAAGATTTTTTGTTTTTTACAGATAACAGAAATCAGCCTAGAAAAATAAATATACTTTTAGCAAGAGAATCATCTACGCATTATCAAACAGAAGATGATATAAGCATTGCTAAATACACTCCATATGTAGCCCCTTTACTTTATCAAACTTCTCCTTTATCACCTGGTGATTACGAAACAACAATGAAAGATGTTGTTAGTGAATATCTACCAGACGGCACTACAAATAATCCATATTACAACGCTTTATACCAAGGTGATCCAGATTATTTAGAAGATAAATTTGTAAGATTTGGATATAGATTTCAATATGAAGATAATGAATACTCTGTGTTTTCACCTTTTACTCAAGAATGTTTTATACCAAAGCAAGACGGTTATTTTTTAGAGGGTGATGAACAGCAAACTGTAGCTAGTACGGTGGTTTCTTTTCTAGAAAATAAAGTAAACCAAATTACTCTACGTATACCAATGCCTTCCGTAAGTGATCCTGCGTTACCTAGTACTACACTTGCTAACGTTACTAATCAATTTAAAATTAAAAATGTAGAAATACTTTATAAAGAATCTGACGAAATAAGAGTTTTAGTTGTTGATACTTTAAGGGCTCAAGATATTATTAACCAATATCTTCCATTTTATATATCAAATCCAGGAACCAGTGGTTACACTCAAGCTACAGACGTTCCTACTACAGGTGGCACTGGAACTGGACTTATTGTTACAGTTTCCCGTGTTGACTCTGGTCAAGTTGCAGAGGTTCAAATAACAGACAATGGAAGTGGATATGTAGAAGGAGATGTAGTGACTATAGATGCTGGTAGTGCAGATGCGACTATAACTATAAAAAATCTAAACACATTAGAATATACTTATTCAGGTACTAAACCATTTAAAACTTTACCAGAAGCGCAAACAGTTAGGGTGTATGATAAAGTACCTGTTAAAGCTAAAACACAAGAAATAATTAGCAATAGGGTTGTATATGGTAATTTTCAAACCAAACACACTCCGCCATCAGATTTAAATTACAACGTAGGTGCTCAACAAAAATTAACTTTTGATCTTGGTACATACGGCGTTGATGCGGCTACAAGTATTGTAGAATATCCTAACCATAGTTTAAAGCAAAATAGAAACTATCAAGCTGGTTTTGTTTTTGCAGATCGATTTGGTAGAGCTACGTCTACTGTGCTTTCTAACTCAGGATCTATTAGCTCTACAACAGCTTCGCAGTTGTCTACAGTATATTCACCTTATAACGATAGTACAGTAGATATACCAGCGTGGCCAGGAGACTCTTTAGTTGTTCAGCTTAACGACACGATACCTTTGTCGCCAAATCCAAGTTCATTATATCCAGGGGTTTACAATGGTGATCCAAACAGCGACGACTATAATCCACTAGGTTTTTACTCTTGGAAAATTGTAGTAAAACAACAAGAGCAGGATTATTACACAGTATATCTACCTTCAGCTATGAAAGGTAATCCCTATTTTACAGGCACGCCTAGCGCAACTGAACCTCCAGAACAAAACGCATCTTTTGTTACTATTATAAACGACAACATTAATAAAATACCAAGAGATTTAACAGAAGTTGGTCCTCAAGATAAAAGTTTCAGAAGTTCTGTTATATTGTATGGTAGGGTTGAAAACACAGAATCTACGTTTAGTAATATAGGAAACGTTCAGTATTATCCTGAAAGAAGATCGTTTACAACAAACGTTATAGAAGATTTATTTGATATATTTGATGTTGCTGACTTCAACGCAACAGGTCAAGCTCCACCAATAACTAATGATAACAATCCTTATTTTGCATTTTTTAGATCAGAATCAAATCCTTTTATAGCTGAATTTATTACATCACAAACAGAGCTAGATCAATTTGGTATAACCAACGAAGCTTATACTAACGGTACTGCGTATGATAAATTTGAAAACTTAACTATAGTAGAAACAAATCCTGTAGAATCTAGGTTAGATATATATTGGGAAACATCGACATCTGGAACTATAGCAGATTTAAATGAGTATGTTTCAAACGAAGGCGGTTCAACAATATTTGCTTTAGAAAATTTTAATTTTGAATTTAATGAAGATTTTGAAGTATATACTGGAACTGTATTAGACCCTGAGCCAAGCAACGGCAGAGCTGTCGTTAATAACAATGGTCCTTTTTATTTTAGCGACGTATTTAACCAACCTATAACTCAAGTATCCTTAATTAGTTTTTCAGTTACTGCAAACAACACGCCTGTTAACGGTCAGTTTGATTGTATAAAAGTACCAGCAAATGATACTGTAGTTATAAATGGAGTTTCATATAATAATCCTTATGATTCTTTTTATATTGTAAGCACAAATAGATTATATTACGACAATAATAACTTACTTGCTCAAGATTATACGTTTTCTATAACAGTTCAAGATACTTTTGGCGCGCCTAATATAAACGTAACAAAAACAGTCGCAAACAATTTACTTGGAAACAAAGATACTGAGATAGTTTCTGAAACACCTTCTTCTCCAGTTGATTATGTGTATGGGTATACTCAACCATCAAATGGTTTAGCTCAATTTATAGGTACTAATGGAGGTGGTGGTAAGTTTTCAAATAACGGAGCTACTAGTCTAAACCAAAATGGTTTAAGTTTTCAAATTACAGAAGTAAGAGATGGTGGTGGTAATGTGGTTCAAACTGGAAACACAGGATTGTTTACCATGAATAACGTTACAGTAGGACAAGCTAACGAAGGTCAAATAGTAGAAACAGTTTATGGAGCTGTTACTGGCAGTCACTCAATAGACGTTCTTTTAACAGGCCCAGAAGCAACTAACGACACTACAACATATGAGTTAACTATAGGTGAAGAAACAGCAGATGGATCTTTTACCTCAACAGGATCTCCTGTTACTATTTTTAGTGATAGTGGTAGTAGAGAATGGTCTTATGGAGGCACATATATAGGTAGTTTTCATGATAGTAATTATCAATTTGGAGATAACATTCAAAACACTTTTTATCCTACAACACTTTATTGGAACAATACTCAATACAATCTTGGAGCTTGCTTTACGTCCGGCTCTCAATCAGGTACACCTACAGGTGCTCAACAATGGTATACTTCTCCGAGAGTAACAACTGACTCATCAGCAGGTTATGGTTTTACTATGGGTACAGGTATTATTTACGGTTATTTTGAAATAAACGGGCAAATGTCTTTTAGCTCTTTTTATAATTATGTTGGAACAACTATAGCTCAAATATCTGTAGATTATAGACCTAATAGTACTTCATCTTGGGTTGCTGCTAAAGATATAGAAGGTAGAACTATATCAATGTTTAATTCAAATAGTGTTTCTAACACAAACTTTCAAGCAGATAAAAACAATGCAGGTAATTCTTACAATCCATTTAGACAGCGTTATGGAGCTAGAGATGGCAGTAGAACTATTAACTCTGGATCTAAGGGTGCCACTCAATTTGCTAGCAGCATTAGTGATATAAATAATTCTAATCAATGTATAGTTCCTTTTTGTTTTGTTATAGGTAATAGCCCTGTGTACAATGGTACACTTGGAAATAATTATGGTACTGGTCACGGTGAGTATAGAGTTGTAGTAGGATATAATAATGGTAGTTTTACACAATGTAGTAATAGTGGTATATCTAATAATGGCGCACAAAGTCTTTCAAATTTAGTTGTTAGAGCAGCTGATTTTTACTATGATTTTGGTAGTAATAGATCTTATGCTTATAAAATTAACACTACTGCTTTTTCTACTAGACAAAATGCTATTGACGATGCTTCCAACACATCCCCAGGCGGTTTAAATACAAATGTTTATGCTAGAGAACCTTTTGCAAGATATGTTAGTCAATTTTATACTGATCCAGGTTTAACAAATCCTTTAGATTTAGGTAATGGTACCCCTGCTTATTTCGCTTATATGGCTGCACATATTCCTGCTACAGGATCAGATTTAGTTGCAAACGCAAGTACTAACGCAAGTGTAGACATTACTATCGCTATGGAATCCGCTCAGTTACCTCAAGGTTTTGGCGGGTCTACCGCCCCGCCTCCAGGTCATTCTGGAACAGTGAGTCAAATAGACAGGCAAACAGATAGAATGTGGACTGCTCGATTTACACGCAATACATCTGAGCCAAATGGACTTATAAGTTATAAAGTTGCTAATTCAGCAGAACCAAAAGGTCAGTAGAATTATAAAAAAACAAGTGATTAAATATATATGGCACTTATAGAAGTTAAATATTTTAACTCTTTTATATTAAAGAAGATAAAAAATAATAACATACCTGCTGATCCTCCTGTTTGGGACGGGTCTAGAGGTATACCTGCTTCTATAGATGGTAATCTAACTGGATATCCTATCGTAAGCAACCCTAATGAAACTTATTCTTGGGCTATTGAAGATTCTAGAATACGTGGTGGTTATAACAACACTCAGGTTAGTTTTGGACCTAAAGCTTACGTTGTTGAGGAAGATTCTTCTGGTTCTATACGTGGTAATGCTATGATATATTCTGGCATATTTAATTCTAGAACTGGTATAAATAACACAAATCAATTTAGCGTAGGTGAGGAAATAACAAAAGGAACGGATCCTGCTAACGGTAGTATACAAAGACTATACGCTGAAGATTCAAACCTTATTATATTTTCAGAAAAGAAAGTAAGTAGAGCTTTAATAGATAAAGATGCTATATACACCGCTGAAGGTGGTGGCGTGCCTGTTAGTCAACTAAATTTAGTTATAGGTCAAATAGTACCTTATGCTGGTGAATTTGGTATAGGTGATCACCCTGAAAGCTTTGCTGTGTATGGTTATAGAAAATATTTTGTAGATAAAAATAGAAATGCTGTATTAAGATTATCACGAGATGGTATTACAGAAATATCTAACTATGGTATGATTGATTGGTTTAGAGATAAATTAGCTGAAGTAG